GAAAAACTAGAAGTTACGTGTCCCAAGTGCGGAAATAGACTTGTCAAAGGTGACAACGAAGAGATTAAAATGAGAGTCCAGCTTCTTAAGTGGAATCACAAAGGTTGTTTTGCAATTTGTAAGGGTTGTAAAACTGATATTGAGATCGACTTTGGAGTTCTTCGGAAATTGAATACATTTTATACCTTTGAGGTTGACAAGAATTAGAAAGGTTTTTTATACTATTGAGTAGTTAATAATAAAAACCATTATGGACTCAGGTTGAGGGAGTTGCGGTTTCGCAGCTCCTTTTTTACGTTTGGAGAAGAAATTGGAAAACTTCTTTATTGGAAAGTCTGATTTTAGAGTTTGGTTGCCAGATGTCGAGTTCTCGTTTGACGATGATGTCTCCCTTGAAAAGAGCGGAGACAATTATGATAGTCGAAAAATAAAAGGCATCATGTCAACGTCAAGTCTTGATCGACAGGGTGAAGAAGTTATCGCCAAAGGGCTCGACTTCAATCCTTTTCTTCAGCACGGTCACTTTAACGACAATCATTCGCAATCGACAGCGGCGGTTGTCGGCTACCCCGAAAGAGCTTACTATTCAAAAGAGATCCAAAAGAGTGGCAAAAAAACTGATGGTTGGATCACCGAGGGTTATGTCATTAAGGGCACCCAAAGAGCCGACCAAATTTGGGAGCTTGCAAAAGCCCTTGCAAAAACACCGGATCGAAGACTTGGTTTTTCGATTGAAGGTAAGGTCACTCGCAGAAAAAACAAAGTCATTGAAAAGGCTTTGATCAGAAATGTGGCGATCACGAATTGCCCAGTCAATACCGATTGCACATGGGACACTCTTGCAAAGTCTTTTTACGATGAAGACCTTGCAATAAAGTCTTTTAATAACGAATTTGGCAAAGCCCTATCGTGCGGCCATGGCGCGGCTGAAGGTCCGGCTGCTCAGACAAATGGGTCAGCACTATCTCCAGAGGCTCTCGACTCTGATGACAAGAAGAAAAAGAAAAAGGACAAGGGTTTAAAGATAGTTATGAGGTCGCTTGGTTATGATCCTGACGAGGTTTTAAAAGCCTTCGATTGGATTCAAGAGTGTCGTCCCGACTTCTATACCGACGAAGCGGCGGCTGAGATTGTCAAATATTTATTAAAGAAGAAGGGGTAAATCATGAGCGAAGTGAAGGTTGGAAGGTTGCCTACCGAAGAGCGGGGTGTTCCGGTTTTGAGGGATGACCCAACAAAGGTTTCCGAAGCGATTTTGACAAAGCTGGATGAGATTTCTAGTTTGATGAAAAACTTGGCGGAGAAATTGGATGCTGACACGGGTGTGACAGATGGTGATTACGCTGCGGTCTTAACCGATGCTCTTGATGAGATCGAATTAAAACTCTAAAGGGAGAGAAAGAAATGCTTACAAAGGATGATGTAAAAAAAGCCCTTAGAGAGATCGATGACGGTCTTGACAAGAGCGAAGGCGCGGACCTCAATTCTGCCAACGGTGCGGCGACTGAAGAGGGGTCTCTCAAATCAGTAGGAGAGGACATGAACGACAAAGAGAACAAGAAGGGTGAAGTGAAGACTAAGAAGTCTATGCCCGAAGATTTTTTCGAACAGCTCCCCGAAGAAGTTGAGACCAAGGTTGAAGTCTCTTCTTTCCTTAAGAGCTTAGTCGATCACACCGCCGATCGCGTTGACGGTTTGAAAGAATTTGTCGTCAAAAGTGACGAGGCGTCGGAAGTCAGGGCTGAAGAAATTCAAGAAGGTGTTCAAGATCTTCAAAAGTCGCTTCAAAATATCGCAATCGTTTTAAAAGCGGTCTGTGAAAGAATCGGCATTCTTGAGAATGAGCCAGAAGCGCAAAAGTCTGTAACGGATGAAGGCGACGGCGAACGCACCTTCCAAAAGAGCGGAGCAGAAGAAGAAGGCTCCGATGCCGTTTATAAAAGTCTGAATGGTAAAGCCCCTGAAGTTCAGAAATCTATGATTTCCTCGGCGATGATTGATCTTGTCCAAAAGGGCAAGCTTTCGGACCTAGATGTCGTAAATTTTGAAACATATGGTCAAGTCTCTCCCGAAGCAGATGTTCTTCTTCGCGGAGTTTTGAATTAAGAGAGTGGGATTTCAATTAACAAGGAGATTTTAAAATGTATCCAGTTGTAGACACCAAGCAATTTGAATCCCACGGACAGGGATTCGGTATCAGTGACGCGGCGACTCTCAGTGAGCTTAACAAAGCTTTGACTGCGGGTTATGCAAGTGACCCCGGCACGCAATCGGGCGGCGGTGCATTGAGAGTTGAAGCTCTTGACGCAACGTTGAAGATCGTTTCTTTTATGATGAAGAATATCGTTTTTTATAACGACATTCCGAAATCGAAGGCAACAAACACCGTTGAGGAATACAACATGCTATCGAAATACGGTGGCGATGGTGGCTTCTTCATTAATGAGGGTGGCCTTCCTCGAACGGAAGATAGCAAATATCAGCGTAAAGTTGAATTTGTGAAGTTCATGGGAACAACCCGTGAGATCACCCATCCGATGCTTCTTGTAAAACCGGCTCACGGCAACGTGGTCGCTCAAGAGACAAAGAATGGCACCATGTGGATGCTTCAGCGTATGGAAGAAAATCTCTTCAAAGGCAACGCTGACATCATTCCTCAAAGCTACAATGGCTTAGATAAGCAATTGGTTCGCGGCTATGCAGATGCAGACACTGCTGGCGACGGCAAACCTGACGTTTCCTTAGAGCATGTTATTGACCTTCGCGGCGGTCACATAACCGAGTCGATTTTTGAAGAAGCGTCAAGAGTCCTTCTTGACAACTACATGTTCCCCACAGCATGTTACCTTCCTCATACCGCGCACACCGATTACAATAAGGGCTTCTTCTCGAAGGGTCGTTATGGTATTCCGGTAGGCGGCCAAGAGATGATGACTGGTTTTGATTCTCGCCAAGTCAAGACGGCTGGTGGAATCATCAGTCTGAAGCCGAACGTATTCCTTCGAATCGACCAAAAGGCACCTTCGGTTGCAAGCAACAGCACAGCTCCCACAGCTCCGGCGACGGTTGCAGCGGCTATTGAAGCTTCACCTACGGGCAGAGCTTTTAAAGCTGGCGAAGCTGGTCTTTATCATTATGAAGTCACTGCTATTTCTCGCAGTGGTGAGTCGGCAGCTACAGCTATCGCGTCTGCGGTTACGGTTGCAGACACCGAAGCTGTTGAGTTGACAATTACTAAGGGCGCTGTCTCTGGTAACGACGACACTCAAGGCTACCGTATTTATCGAACTCGCAAAGGCGATCCTACCGGCACGAAATATCTTGTAGAAGAAGTCGTCTCGGCTGGCGCGACAACAGTCTTTGTTGACGGCAACGAAACGCTACCGGGCTCGGGTGTTGCTTATATCGGACAAATGGACGAGACGGTCTTAACGCTTCGTGAACTTTGTCCTATGCTTAAGTTCCCACTCGCAACCGTGGCCACGAGCATTCGCTGGATGCAAGTCATATACAACACTCCGATCCTTTTCCGACCTCGGGGTTTTGTGAAGATCAAAAACATCGGCAGATTGACTGCCCCTGAATTTGTTTCGCCATAACTAAGAATTGGGGGAGGGGAGTAATTCCCCTCCCTTACATGTGAGGGTTTAAAATGCTGTTATTTCACAAAGATATGGGCGGATTGAAAGTAAAAGTCGGTGAGGAAATTGTTGAAGTCAGCAAGGACGGATTTGTTGAGATAGCCGACGAGAAGGCTATTAGAAGTTTTCTAAACACTGGTTTTTCTGTCTCCAAGGGTAAAAAATTCGAGAAAAAGACCGACAAGAAAAAGGCTGAAAAAGAATCCGAGCCTGTTTTAAAAGATGGTCTTAAAGATGAGCTAGAAACTACTTGGAAAAAGAAGAAGAAATTTCCCAAGAGATAAACCTTTTAGAAGGACGGTCCAATGACACTCGAAATGAGCTTGGAAAATAAAGTTCTCACTACTGAGGAAATTCTTCGCAGAGAGCATTCGAAGCTAGGGTCTGCGAGAAAAGTTATCCAGGGTGCGATCCCTTTTGAGGTTGACGATTCGGGTGACTCTGTCCCTCCTTTGAATGTTGCTGTGTCAACTTCAAGTGCGACTCAAAGCCTTGATCTCAATGTTGCATATCGTTTGATATCCGATGTTGATTTGTACCTCAACTTTTCAAGGGGTGCGGGGACGGCGACAACTAGTGATATTTACCTTCCGGCGAAAACACCGATGGTTATTCAAACGGTAGGTTTTGACACAATCAATATGATTTCGGACTCAAGCGGTTTTGCTCAACTAGCGTTATTGAGATGAATTATTATGTGACGGTAAATTATTTGTTTGCGGCTTATCTGCAAACAAAAGAGGGCGGGAGCAACAGGCTTATAAAGGCTGAGAAGATCAGAAGAGGACGAGCAAAGTTTTTTTTTAGAATAACTGACGAAGAAGCCTCAAAGATCAAGCTTAAGTTCATTAATTCCTGTTGCTCCGAGTTCGAAAGATTTAGAAAATCTTCAATCGATATGGCCTATTGAGAAGAGAGTATGGGAAATGACGCTTGCCTTCAATCAGAGACCGCAATCATCAAACACACCATTAATCAGTGTGGCCGATCTTAAAACCCACTATCTATTCGGGGTCTCTTTAAAAGACGACGACGGAAACGAACTCCCAGACGAAGCAATTGAGCATTACATTTTATCGGCTCAAAGATGGCTCGAAAAAGAACTCATGCTATATCTCACTCCGACCGAGGTCGAAGACGAGAGGCATGATTATCAATATGTCGATTATACTAATTTTGGTCATGTGAAAGCTCTTTGGTCTCCGATCACAGAGGTCACAAAGTATGCAATTCAATTTCCTCTAACAAACAAACTTTTAGAATTTAATCCCGAGTGGTTTAAGGCCGACGCTCAATCGGGACAGATAAATTTGATTCCGACACATGGAACGTTTTCACAAATTCTTATGGGTCAGGGCGGAAGTTTTCTCCCCCTTTTGTATACGGGAAGGGATTACATTCCATACATTATTGCCATTTCTTACAAGACAGGATTTCCCGAAAATGAAGTCCCGTATGATCTTTTAAATATCATGGCAATGAAAGCTTCGATTGGACCTCTCAATATTGCAGGCGATCTAATTGCGGGTGCTGGTATTGCAAGCAAGTCTATTTCGATTGATGGTTTGAGTCAATCGGTTGGAACAACGTCATCGGCGACAAATTCCGGCTACGGAGCTAGAATAATCGCCTACGATAAGCAGATTAAAGAAAGTCTTGAGAAGGCGAGGCTTTATTACAAAGGCATTACCATGGTTGTGGGGTAGGGTTTGGCAGCAACGAGACCAAAAGCGCAGACAAGACGACCGGCAAGGTTGTCGTTAGTACTTAAGGACTTCAATGACGTAATTGAAGACCAAGGGTGTTATGTTCGCATTACTCCATCGATCCTTTGTCCTAGAAGAACAGGCGGCGATATTGACATTGACAGCACGAATCATGATCTTAATTGCCCGTATTGTAATAACGGTATTGTTGATCTCGATGACATGTCAGTCGAAGATTGGGCTTTAATTCTTGGGATCGGTCTTGATAAGACTTATACGCAGCAAAGTCGCTTTGATGTTAAAGATGCAATGCTGACATGTCGAAGTGGAATACGACTTTCCTACTTTTATAAAGTCGAGGTTTTAGACTTCGGCTCTCAATTCAATCAGATGGTCAAAAAACGATCAGGTGATTTCGATCGACTTCGCTACAATCCGAGAGACCCTGAAGACGGTTCTCAATTTGCTCTTCAAGACGGCAATGGGGCACGCTATGAGCGCGACACTGATTATGAGATCACAGATGGTGGAATAAACTGGCTCACGGCAAATCGACCGGCCACTGGAGAGCTTTTTTCAATTTTATATCCGGTCAATCCAACCTTTCGGGTGATGGAGCTGTCTCACGAAAATCGTTACTACTATGGATCGCACAAAGAGCCTTTAAAAGAGGCGCAGCAATTCCCCCAACAGGCGCATGTGCGTTGGGATTTTCTCGCATTCGGTGCGGGTTCAGACGTGGGGGTGGAGTGATGATTTCTCTGGGTGAAAAGGCAAAAGAGCTTGGATATAACATCGAAGAATTCTCCGTGGGCGTTATTGCAGCCATGAAGGTTGAGTTGGCGCGGGTTGCCAGTGCGACTCATGCCGAGTGGACAAGGCTTGCTCAAGAGCGCCTTTCGACCTCAAGAGACCTATATCTGAACGGGCTTCGTCAGGCCGAATCTTTTAAAAGTGACAAGGGCGGCGAGTCCTATACGCTTTCTCTTGTTGGGACCATGGCGAATAACGTTGAGTTTGGGATGGAGTCTTTCGACATGAAAGGTGTCCGTCCTGGCTGGCTTGGAGGAAAGCGAGCAAAGACGGCAAAAGATGGAACAAAGTATGTCGTTATTCCCTTTCGCCACTCGACTTCAGCTTCAAAGCGTTTTTCTTATAGCGGAAAGGCCAAAGCTGCTGGCCTTAAGAAAGAGCTGAAGAAGGTTGTTAAGGACTACGGTCTGGACCGCATGATGAGGGCGGCTAGTGGAAAGGTTATTCGCGGAGCTGTCTCCAGAGTGCCAAATAGGGCTCCGGTACACAAATATCTTCGGGGTCTAACCCGTGTTCAGACACCGACTAAAGGTAAGACTAAATCGGGTGGACAGAGGGGATCTTCTCAACTCATTTCGTGGCGGGTGATGAGTGAAAAGTCTCCAACTGATTCTTGGATTCATACGGGAATTGAGGCTAAAAACCTCCTTAGAGAAGTGAAGGCATTTGCTGAAAAAGAGATGGATTTGGCGGTCAAGCATGTGATGGAGGCGGCTAAATCGTGACATACGGACTTATATATCCTGCGATTCCTCCTGAGAAATCATCGATTTACGGGGTCTATCCTGTTGACTTCATGTTCGAGCAGATAATTGAGGATGGGCTAGACTGGTTTAGAAGCACGCCGGAAGCTCCCGAATACGTATACGGACATTTAAAATCGGCACTTTTAAATACGCGGTATGGGCAGAGTAAAATCGACGAGATCGCGACCTATATTCAAGACACCGAGATCCGTGTGGCTCAAGCTTGGCCTTCGGGCGCTGAGGTAGTTCCGGTCATTTCAATCAATTTGGCAAGTGGTGTTGAAAGAGTCGAGCATACTGGTATGGACGATTTCGATTCTAATCTCGACACCTTGGGTGCGGGCGATGAGATCGAAGAGCGCAAAGAGATCGGGTACGCGCCACTTAACGACGAGCTTCTAATAGGTATACATTCGGCTGGAAGTCCTGACACGGTCAAGTATGTCCACATGCTTTTAGTTTATATTCTAAGTGCCAATAGGGACATTTTCTCTTCTGAGGGTCTGATGAATATGACTTTTAGATCTACGGATTTGTCAAGACTCAACGAACTTCTCCCGCAAAACGTTTTTTCGAGATTTGTCACGGCGACGGTGGAAAGTATTGCGTTAATCCCGAAGAGAGTTGTCCCAATGGTTGGAGATATCAGTCTAAACGTTACCATTGATGAGGGAGACCAATGAAAAAAGAAATAAAGAGGCGAGATTTAAAAGAGCCTAGAAAAGCTAAGGCTGTTGAGAAGGCTTTCGAGGTTGTTGAGGCTCCCGAGGTCGTTGAGAAGGCTCCCGAGGTTGTTGAGAAAGCTGAGAAGAAAGTGGTTCCCGTGTCTAAGGGCTTTGATGTCGAGAAGAAGATTGAGCAAATCAAAAATTCTTCTATGCCACAGTCTCAAAAGGACGAAATGATAATTCGAATTTCTGCAAAAAATGAGAGGAAGGGAAATCGAATATCGTTTAAAATGTATGCAAACATCAAAAACATAAGAGAGGAAATTAGGTCCGGTATGCTTGCGCTTCCAAAAGCTAAGGGTGTTGGACTTGCGACTCTCTCGGAGTGGGATGAGATTTTTAAAGATTTCTAAAGAGGTGAAACATGGCGGTCAAGAGAACTTTCAATGGAGTGACACTTTTGAGGACAGGTGCTTTTAGCAAAACTGTCGTTCAAAATCTGTCAGGATTCCCACTCCAACCAACGGGGATCGTAGGCATCGTAGGTGAGGCGGTCGGTGGCGAGCCGAGAGTGCTAGACATTCTCACAAAGACTCAAATCCAATCGGCAATAGAGCGTTATGGAAAAGGTCCAATCGTTGATGCGTTGTCACCTTTGACAAGCAAAGCCAAGGACTCAAGAGTCCCCGCAGGATGCGGAACAGTTGTTGTTTACAAAGTGAACAATTCAACTCAGTCCACAGCAACCCTAAAAAACATTGCTGACGCGGACTTCATCGATTTAACATCGAAGAACTACGGTCTCCCTGAAAATCAGCTTTCACTAGCGGTTGCAGCGGCGGCTGATTCGAATGCGAAGATTGACGGAACGGTCTCTGCTCCATTTCTAGGTGTAGACATCGACGGAAAAACGCTGATTTTAAAAGTCAACGGTGTGACCTACACTTACACCTCTGGTTTGGCTGTAGACTCTACGGCTGGCGAGATGGTCGATGACTTGAATGATGATGCAAAGTGGGCACCTTCCAGGCCGATTACAGCTTCGGTTGTAAGCACTGACAAGGTTGGCATTACGCTTACCACACCCCACAATGACTTCGGCTATATCTACGTCGATGAAACATCCGAGCTGGACACGGTATTGGGCATCACAGGCGTCGATCGCGGTGATTCAGGGGCAAGGGTAGTCTCTTGTAAAAAAGGCTCTGAGGAGCTGGTTTCGCCTAACCTGGGCGGTGTGACTGGACTGAACATTAAGTACGTCGGTGTGGCGGACACATGTAAGCTTTCGATCGTCACAGAGGGTGAACTTTTAAAACTCAAGACAACTTGTCTGGCGACTGCGGCTGACGACCTTGATCTTGATATCACCGAACTGACGACCGATCAGATTGTCACGATGGTCGATGCGCTTGCAGCTTATGAGGCGACCTTGGTCAACTCATTCAATGCCGATCGCCTTGATATGCACACTGATTTGAATATCGAATTGGTTGCGGCGGCTCTCAAAAAGGACACATACGACTTTGTTGATTGGTTTGTAAA